GCTCCTTTATCGTCACGCAGCTTGTGCGGCTGCTAGAATAAACTCTGCTGCAAGCTGGGGGACGATCGCGTTTCCGAAGGCGCGGCGCTGATCCACGCCGGCGGGTATCCCATTAGCCACGCGAGCCACGTTGGGTTCGGCATTCCACCAAGCACCGTAGCGAGCGAAAGCCCCGTCGAACTGCGTGTGGCCTTCGCGTAGTCCGGTCCAGCGTTGCCGCCGCTTGCCCTCGGGGTAGGAAAGAAACCACAGCCGGGGGCGATCTTGCAGGGAGCCGACGCTCGCAGCCGGCAAATCAGCCGCCCCGCAGGCGTAGCCGATGGCTTCCAAGTCAGCGAATACACCGTCGAGCCAAACCCACGCGCCCGCAACTTGCTCTCCAAGGATGATTGCAGGGCGATACTCGCGGACGAGCCTGAACCACGCGGGCCACAAGTGTCGATGGTCGCCGGCGCCACCTCTGCGGCCCGCCTTAGACCATGGTTGACACGGGCACGATCCCGTCCACACCGGCTCGTCGTCTGGCCACCCGGCCAATCTGAGAGCGAGAGACCATCCGCCAACGCCGGCGAAGAAGTGGTGTTGCGTGTATCCATGCAGGTCCCCAGCCGTTACATCCCGTATGCTGCGGCAGTCAACATCGCCGTCAGCGACAACGCCGGCGTCGATTAGGTTGCGCAGCCATTGCGCCGCATACTTGTCGCTGTCGTTGTAGTACGCGCGCGGCACAGCGATGCTCCTAAACTTCCGCGTTGATCCTCATGCACCGCGTCCCGTCACTGCGACGCGTGTAGCAGACCCAGTAGGTGATGCGCTGTGCCATCTTCGGCGTCGTCAGCGTCTCACCGCAGCGCCTACAGGTCACTGTTTGCATGATGCGCCCCGCGAGGGATCACGGCGAAAATCTCCGACGCACACCATGCGCCGTGTAGGCGTGCTCCGACCTGCTCGCATCTAAGCGCCATCACATCTTCGCCGAGCGCCTTGAACGTCAACTCGATCACCTCGGGCAGCTTGGCCAGCACCTCGTCTCGATCCTTGCCACTGGCGACAAGTCCAGTCATGTCGAGGCTGCTGCTGTAGACGCCGGACGCGGCGTGTTCCAGGTCGATCCGGATCAGCTTGGCTTTCATCGGCAGGGCCTCCTCAGCCTCTAGGTTTCCGTTTCGGCAGTCGCCCGCCGCTCTGTCGATCGGGGTCGCGCGGCCCGAAGATGCGATAGCACGTGCGGGGCGTTGCGAACTCCTGTTGCAGCTTCTCCGGCAGCGCGGCGAACGCGGCCTCGGCGCTGCGGTACTTCTTCCGGTTCTGCCAGTGATTTTGCCAGCGGTCGCGTTGCTCCGCCATGTTTGCCGATAGCCAGTGCTCGACTATCCCCGGCGCAGCCTTGGCCCATCGCGCCTTGGCGGCCTTGCGGTGATGCCCGCGCGGGCGCTCGCGGCCGGTTCCGACCTTGTTTGCGCCGGCAGCAACGGCGTCGTGCCACCGCTCGCCGTCGCGCGACGTGATGCCCGTTCGCGCCTCCACGATAACGGCGCAACTCGCCATGAGAGCCACGATCAGCCGGCTGTACTCGGCGGTAGGGCGCACGCCGGCCGATTTAAGATCGGGGATTGCCCACAGGTCCGCGACAATGGCGCCCTCGTTGGCGCGCGTCGTGCGGCGCCACTCGTCCAGATCGTCGCCGTGCTCGCCTGCCGTATACTCGGCGATGAGCGTGGCGCCGTTCTTCGCCACCCACGCTTGGACGATCTGCCGCTGATGCTCACGGCTGTAGCCGCGCAGCGGACGATAAAAAGCGGTGAACGTGGTTGTTCGCGTCTTTGCCATGGCAAACCGTGATACAGGCACTTGACATGTCTGTCAACAGTCTCTAATTTGGCATCATCGAACACGAGGCCGACGCGACATGCCGACCGACCAGCAAGTTTGGGATCACGTGAAGAGCAAAGCCGATGCGCTCTGGAACAAGAGCCGTTCGCCGCTGGCGTGGGAGATTTTCGACCTTGTAGGCGGCGCTCACGACAACGCCTGCGCAAGCGTGGCGGAAGGCGTTGCCGAGGACCGCTGGCACGAAATGGCCGTTGGCTCTCTAGCGCAGGCAGCAGGTAGTCGTGAGTGCAGTGCCGCCGCAGCCGCATGGCTGCGGCGCGTTGGGTTCAAGTTCTGACTGTCAAATGGAGCCCCCGCCATGAGCACGCCCGCACAGATGGCAGAACGCGAGATGCGGCGTTCTGCGGCAAGAGCCGAAGCGATGCTTACGGAAGCGTCGCGTGCGATCACTGGTGCGCATGTCGCGCACGCGGTGTCGATGGCGCGAGAGCTGTTCGACAGCGCGCCTTGGCTTGCGAAGGCTGAGCAGGAGATAGGGGGATGCCTGCATCTAAGGTACTGCGATCTATACGCACTATTAGTGCAGATCGAAGGCATCCCGAACGCAACGAAATAAGCGACGATAGAGCCCCGTCTACGACGGGACGGACGGCAGGACCGCCGTCGACCGCTACAACGAAGCGCGATAGCCAAGACGAGGAGGGCCGCAATGTTCGCGACATCCAAAGTGATCGAAGCCGCGCGCAAAGACCGCAACAGGTTCCTCGCGAACCCGCGTGGCTCCGGCTATCTGACCCGCGCTGAGCGGTGGCACGAGGCGATCACCTATTGCCGCCAGAGTGCGGCGCGGGCGGCAGAGCGGAATGCTGCGGCGATGGATGCCGCGTTCGGTCCGGTTGTCATCCATGTGTGACGACATCACACGCCTGCGCTACGTGGCCTGTGAGCGCTGCGGCGGCTCGGGAGAGGTCGAGGTGCGTCCGACCGTGGGGCCGTATGACGACCCGACGCCATGTGCCGTGCTGTGCTCAGCCTGCGATGGGTACGGGATGGACTGTGTAGAGACTGAGCCGATCGAGATGGATGATCTCGACGACGGCAGCAAGTAAGACGGAGAGGGCCACGATGGCGAAGGTCGCGAAACGGTGTGAGTGCTGCGGCGCTGAGATGGCCGTCCGTGCCGCCGACATCAAGCGCGGCTGGGGCCGCTACTGCTCGAAGCGGTGCAAAGCGGTCGCTCATGATCGGCGTGAAGGGGGTTCGTATCGCGCTTACGCGGCGACGATACATCCGTTCTCGCAAGAGGCGTTCGAGGAGTAAGACAAGGAGGCCCACCACTGAGACGGGCAGCGGCGTGGAAAGCAGACACGCAACTGGTCAGGTTGGGAACGGTGCCTAGCCAGCGCTGGCCAACCGCAGCACGGCAGAAGTCGACAAGCGGTGGCCCCGTGAGACGATGCCAGCCGGAGTAGCGCCCGGCCTGCCCTTCTCAGTGGTGGAACTCAAGACAAGGAAGGCCGCGATGAGTGAAGGCGTCACAGAAAAGCCGGTGATGGAGAAGCATGTCACCGACGATCTGTCGGTGCGCGCTCTCGTTGGTTATGGCCGCTCGGTGAGCCTCGATGTCGATACTGGCGCGGTTTACGTCAGCCTGCACCTTGAGCCTCATCAGGCTCGCGAGCTGGCGGTGGCACTGATGGACGCGGCTGCCGCCGCAGAGCGATAAGACGGAGTTCCCCGCGATGTTGGGACGATACTGCCGCCGCTGCTTGGCCTGGTTCTGGTGCGCGCGCTCGATCAACGAGCGGTGCACGCACCGCGGTCAGAAGCACGACTGAGCCAAGAAAGGAATGGCCGCAATGCGCTGTGTGATTTGCGACTGGCCGCTGGCTGAGAGCAAGGATAAAGGGTGCGTGCCGGGCAATTGCTCGATGTGCGCTGATCGCGGATGGCAACGCGAAAAGACCGACAAGCGCCGCGCAATGCTCAAAGCCGTGACTGAGGTTGTCGGCGACAAAACGATCGCCGAACGCGCCATGCGCGCGATGATCGACGCCTAAGAAGGACAAGGCCGCTGTGAGCGCGATCGAATATCAAGTCTGGTGGGTGCCTCAAGTGCCCATGAAGCCGTTCACGGCGCTTGTCCCTTCGCTCGACGAGGGGCGCCGACTGTGCGACGTGCTCGCCAAGTACGACGACTTCCAGTTCAAGAACAAGGTGAAGCCGGACTACTGCAACGCAGGCGGCGTACAGCTTCGACACCCAATCGTAACCGACGGCGAGTGGTGGGACGTACCGGACGATGACGACGAGCTAGCGGACATCTTGTCTGCGTGCGAGGACTACACCGCGCTACCGCTGCCAGACGAGCCGCGTGACGCTGGGATCTGCTGACTGCCTTCGAAAATCCGAGACGATCAGCACCGCCGCATAGACGCACAGGGCGATCCCTACGGCGGTCATCGCCCAAGCAGCGAATTGGCGAGGTCGGCGCTGATCCAGCCGGCCTTGAGGGCGATCACCAACAGCAAGGGGACGACGACGCGCTCCCAGGGGAGACGTTGGGCGAGCTCCATAGCTGACGGCTGGTTTTCGAGATCGCTCACCCTCTCCTTGAGCTGGTCCACTTCCCATCGCAACGTGCGCGGATCGTTGGCGTCCACGTGCGGCGGCAATGAGGGGGAAGGTCGTCGAGAGGTCATCAAGGGCGGCCATGGTCAGCTCTTCGAGGTAGACGCCACGCGTTGGGGATTATCCTTGCACTCGGCCTTGTAGACCACCTCTTTCCCTTGGACGATGGTGTCAATACGGGAGGACTGGGCAGCGATGGCCTTCTGAGTCTCGCAGGTGTCGGAACGTGAAGGGGCGATGTGCCCGATCTTCTCGGCGATCTTCACCGCGTCAGTCTGCGCGGTAATAGGGGTTCCGCACCCCGCCGCCAGCAGCAGACTTGCGGCCAGCGGCATCAGCTTTCTTGACGGCATCGTTGGTGGCCTTCTCGATCTTGGCCACCGCCTTCTCGGCTCCGATGGCACGTTGCTTGGACACGTCCCACAGACGCCACCCACCAAACGCAACGAGACCGGCGACCACAGCCGCCCAGGCACCATTACCCAAGATCAGAGTCCGTATGAAGCTGATCATCCGATTTTGCCCTTCTGTGCCGCATCCACCCGGCGCAGGATGACGAGCACGATGCCGGCGACGGCCAGGCCGAACCCGGCCGCCTTGGTGTTGGCGCCGAGGGTTTCCAAGAGCGTCGTGGCTGGCGTCCATTCCGCCACCTTCGCAGCGGCCTCGAGCGCGGCGCCGAGCCCGTCCTCCATCCACTGGACGAGGGTGCCGGCGAGGGCCACCAAGGCCCCGAGGATGGTCCGGCTTTCCTTCACCGCCTCCACGACGGGCTTGGGCGCACGGGTCGGCGCGGCGGCGTCGGGATAGAGGTCATCGGGCAACTGGAAGTGCGGCGTGTCCACGAACGACTTCCAATCGCCACCCCATTCGATCGGAATGCCGCACTCGCCGGCCGCGCGTTTCATGGCGTCGGCAACGGCCTTCATCCGGTCATCGTCGTATGAGACCTTTCCATCCTCAGTCACGGCGACGAGATCGACGGCACACCCGACAAGATGGCGGCTCTTGAGCGTCTTGGACTTACCCGCGGCGACGAGCTGCTTCTGCCGCGCGAGGGTGCGGACGCCGTCCGTCACGTGGAACTTGCAGGTGGCGTGGGCGGCTTCCACGACGCGGACAAGATCAGGATGCACGCCCGCCAGCTTTTCGAGCGAGCGAGCTGCGAGGGTCATTGGTGTTGCTGGCCTCCCTGCTGAGCGGCGAGGATTGCTAGGATAGCGGCAGTGTTGGGATCAGGGGCGTTGCTGTACTTGCGGAGGATGTCGATCAATGCGTCGTCGAACACGACGTAATTCCGGCTCCCTTCACCAGCCGTGCGGCTGCCTTGGTCTAGGTAACGGATGCCGGGGATGCCGGCTTCGCGGAGCTTTTGCGCGGCTGCGGGGTGGTCCGTTATCGGGAGATCAAACAACACGTCGTCGAGCGGATTGCCGGTACGCTGCCCTTCACGCTGCCGTTGCGCAGCACGCGTATACGCGTCTTGCCCGATGCCTTGTTCACCGAGAGCCTTTCTCACTTTCTCGCTCTGCTGGCTGAGCGGCTTATCCCAGTCGAGGAAATCCTCAGGGTTGGCATTGATGGAGACCTCGTACATGCGGCCCCTAGTCGGCAAAGGCATAGGTGCGCCGGCCGCGTGTTGCTTCAACATATCAAGCGCTAGACCGTAATTATCTGTCAATATGTCCAATTCTGGCAGACCCATCTTTGCAGGAGTGTCTTTAACCAGCACATCCATTGCCTTTTGCGGATCCCCTCCGACCGCCTCCAGCGCATCACGCGCGATCACGGCCGGATCATATCCATTTTGCGCCAGCATCCCCTCATAGGCCCGCGCTACTTTAGGGCTCTCAGCAAAATACAGCCCATGCCCGTAAGCCTGCGCTCCTTCTCCCGTGCCGATCTTGCTCAGGTCGAACTTGTCGAAGTCGTGCGGAGACCCGTGATAGGCTTTGATCCCCTTCGGCCTTTCCTGCGCTGTGAGTGCTGCTGCCGCAGCTGAGGTGATCGGGTCGTCAGGGTTGGAATACATCCCGTCGACCGGCTTCCATCGGCCGTCCTTGGCGATGCGCTGCTTGATCGCGCTCGCTACGTCCGACGATGTGGCCTTGGTGCCGACATAGAGCGTGGTTCCGCTTCCATCAGCCATCCATGCCACGCGCTCGGCATCGGGAACGATCTTGACGCCATACCGCTGCATGACGTTCTGCGTCGGGCCGGCGGCTTTCACGCCGTCGTTGACAAGCTGGATCATCCGCGCGGCGTCTTGGGGCGCCCATTGCTCGAGGCCCTGATGCACGATTGCGCCGTAGTCGTTTCGCAGCGAGTTCAGAATCGGCTTGGCCGCATCGAGCACGTCCCACCCGTCCTTGGCCTTCGCCGCAAGTTGGGGGAACATCTGCTCGGCGGTCTGCATGGACGGCTGGCCTTGGCGCCCGTCGCGCGAGGCATAATCCCACCGTTTCGGATCAACGAGCGGCGTGACATCGCCCTGCTGGTAGCCTGCGAAGTTGGTGCTCTCGGGTCGATCCGGCAGCGGCGAGACGGATTCCGGCGCGTTGAGGTTCGCCGGTCGCTTCGTGGTCGCTCGAACCAGATCCTCCCCGCTCATCCTCCCTGGATTGTCCATAGAGGCTAGAGCGGCAAGGATAGAGGAGGTGTTGGGATCGTCAGGGTTGGAGAACAACCCTTTTTGCCGAAGACCCGACAAATGGTTGCGAATTCGGATCACATCCAAAATATGGTCGTGCATACTTCCGACGGCTGCGGCGCCCATAATGCTGGCGGCCATCCCCGGCGAGGATTCCATGGCAACGCCCGCGAAAGGAGCGGCAAGGCTGAGCGGAACACCACCGCCGCCCATCACTTGATCGATCTTGTCGCCTGGCGTCGGGAAAGCCTTGTCCCATGCTCTGCCGTGGCGCTTGATTGCTTCCCAGGTCAATGATGGCTTGGGCGGAGATGCCACAGCTGCGCCAGACACGGCGGGAGCGCCGACGCCTTTTGTTGCGACCGCCCCCGCTGCCGGAAGGGCCCCCGCCACGTCGAATGACGCCTCAGCCGCCGCTCTGATCGCGTCCCGGTCTCCAGAGCGGACAATGTCAGCGAGAGGGGCGGTCATCAGCGAATGCAGGCTCACCGCCGGCTGCGCCACAAGCCCAGGGAATGCCAGCTCTGGCCGTCCTTGCTCGTTGATCTTAGACGGCACAAACGTGCCCCGCTGCCCCGGCTGCGCGGTTCCCCACGGGCCGCCTTGTGCCAGGAAGTCCCACAGCCGCGTTCCGAATGGGCGCGTGTCCTCCTTCGGAACCGGGATCATGTCGAGGTCAAACCCCATCGGCAGACGATCAGCCATTGGCGTCCTCCACGGCCTCCAGAATGGAATCGATACGCTGCCGCTCGGCCGCTAAGTCGGACTTGAGCGAGCGGATCTCCTCGGCCATCGCCAGCAGCGCGGCCCCGACTTCCTTGGGTATCGCTTCGACGCGCGTCTCCGTGTGCTTCTCGCGCATTCGCCGGGCGTGCTCAAGCACGGCCCGTGTGCGGTCCTCATGCCCAGTGTGCATCTGCCGTGTAGTCCATCGGGAGGGTCTGCATCAGCACAAACGAGCGAGCCCAGATGGGTTGCCGGAATTGCGCCGCGGCAATCTCCACCGCCCGCCATTCAGCCGCCGTCACCTCACACGCGCCCGTGTCGGTCGCAATTGCGATACGTGTCGTCGTGTCGCCGCTGTCGAGCAGCGCACCGGCATAGGTCGACACCTCACTCCATCCCCTCAGGTCGGCTTCCGTCGTGCCAATCCGATGCACGCCGCGCCCGTCGCCGAAATCATAATCGAACCCAAGGGCCAAGCGTCGATCCCGCTCGCGCGCCACGTCTTCGGCCGTTGGCGCGAGCGGGTTGAACGCAGCTAGCACGGCTTGGGCGGCGGCTTTCTGCTCTGCGGTCGCGTGCGGTGCAAAATCAATCCGCCACGTTGCCGTGTCGGCCATGTTGCCGACACTCAAGCCATCGACGGGACACATGGTCGAGATGGCCTTAATCGCATTGTTTGTGATGCGCGAAATCTGCTCAAGTTCCATGGATCAGGCCTTTACAATGCAGGAGATGCCGCAATTCCAATTGTCGGACGACGCCCCGTAAAAGGTTGCGCCCGTATTCCCTTTTTCAATCGCGGTTAGCGTGCGATAGCCGATACCCACTGGACGCCGCACTTGTGTAACGACGGTTCCAAACGCACCGCCGGCTGCGCCGAATGACCACAGATCGCTTGTGCTGGGGGCACCCGATGACCAATCGATCCCGATGCCGACCGCAGGCGTTGACGTGGCAGTCATAGACTGCACCGTCGACGCGTCTATGGAATCGTAGTTCAAGCCGCGAATGATCTGAATTTCTATGTTTGAATTGGCATTCATTCTGCGCCATGTCGTGGTTGTGTATGCCCAGGATGCTGAGCTACTTTCTATGACATTCGCAGACGCATCAACTCGGTTGTACGCGTTCCACACGAAGAGCTTGGCGAGCGTGTTGTTTCCGCCAATAATCCAGTCAATCTGACTGGACCCGTTGCTGCGCACCGTGCCGACATAAATTCCGTATCTGGCGACAGGCCCATTCGTAATGTCATACTTGTTGACGTAAAACCCTTGCAACAGCTCCAGCTCGCTCGCCGATCCGCTGTGCCGTGCGGTGTCAGAGGCCCACGCCGGCCCGCGCGTGCAGCGCATGGTTCCACCGTCCGACCAAACGAACAGATCGTAGTTGCTGTTATTGGCCACGGCGGCGGGGGATTTCGTGCTGTCGGTCGTGGCCTGTGAGAGCTCGCCGCCCGTGTCCGTCATCGTGAACGTCGAGCCGTTCCACAGCGGTACGGCTCGACCAGAATACGGCGTATAGTAAATCGTGGTGGCGCCAGAAACCGTGCTCGTCATGACCGGCGTCGCTGTGCTCAACGTCAGCCGCCCTTGCGGGGGCGTCGGTATTGACGCCGATCCGTTCGCGGCAGCCGTCACAATGCCGCGGGCATCAACCGTGATATTGGCCCCTGTGTAGCTGCCAGGTGTCACGCCGGACGCCGGCAAATGACCGCGCTCAATTTGGTAATTGGTGCCATCCGATACGATGAGGCAGCCTTGATTGGTCGCCAAAGCCAGAGACGACGCACCATTGATCGTCGAGGTCGTCGGCGTGATTGTAACCGTGCCGGCGCCTTTGTTGACGACATTCACGTACCAGCCGGCGCCGAACGTGCTGGTCGCCTGCGGCAATGTCACTGCGACCGCAGACGCATTCGAGAACGTGATCAGCTTGGCGTTATCGCCTGTGACAAACGTGTACGTCGTGCCAGTTTGAGCGTTGATGGGTTTCACGGCCGTCATCGTGCCCGACACCGTGATCGTGCCGCCAGCACTGCCAACGCCCGAAGTCGACAACCCACCGCCAGCAGTGACCCCGGTCAACGTGCCGGAGCCGGCGCCATCGAGACCCTTGTCGCCCGTGCGATAGAAGCTGACGAACAACGTATCCGCGGCTGAGAACGAGCCCGCGCTGTCGATCACAGCGACCGTCATCGTCAGCCATGTAGTATTATCTGTTACGTCGCTGGTCAAATCGAGTAGCGCAAAGTTTTCAGGCGCGGAGGCTTTCCGCAAGAGGATCTGGCCCCGGTGCGCCGTGGTGGTCGAGTCGTCCCACGTCGACACCCATCCCGACAAATCGGGATTGCCCGTTTCGGCATTAAGCGCGGATATCGCAATCTCAGTGACGCTGCCGAGCGCGGCGTTGTTAAGCCTCAGATCGCCCGTGCCGGGGTCGGCCATCGTCGTCGAGCTATCGAACGTCCATCGGATGCCGCCGTCTGAACCGGCGGCTCCCGTCGCGCCCGTCGCCCCCGTTGCGCCAGCGCGAAACGGGACCAGCGCCAGGCTATCGCCGTTTGAAAACGTACCGTTGCTTGCGACGTGGGTCAGGCTCAGCAGCTTGTCATAAGTTCCGCCGTCCGTGCCGGTCGCGCCCATCGTGAAATAAGCAAACGTCGCAGGGCTGCCGATTTTGTAAATGTAGAGGTTGGAATTGACGGGCAAGGCCAGAATAGCGGCGGCAATGTTCGCGCCGTAGCCATCGGTCTCTGACACATAGATTCCCGTCACGGACGCAACGGTGGCGTCATTATAGCGAAGTTTTCCCGAGCCCGGATCGGCATCCGTTGTGCCGGTGTCGAAAGTGTAGGAAAACCCGGACACCCCGAGTGTGGCCGCCGACGCGGCAGCAGGATTAGCCAGGATGATCCACATTACCGAAACATTGCGAGGACGGGTCTCGTCACCGGACGTTGACCCCGTCGTGCCCGTGGCCGTGCCGGTTGCGCTGACCGTGTGGGAGTGACTGCCAGCCGCCCCCGTCAAGGCCGACGACGTGCTCGCCAGCCACACGGTGCCAGAGCCGCCCGCCCCATAAAGCGCGCTCGAAGTCGGGACGTTATAGGTATGGCTATGGTCTCCGACAGTCGACGTTGTTCCGGTCACGGATGTGGACAACGAGGCGCTATGCGTATGCGCCTCTGTCGCGTCGGCCTGCTTCGTTCCGACCGCATCTCCGGTCGTGCCGTCGCCGCGGTTGGTGCGTGTCGTGCGGTTGGGATCGTTGCTCGAGCCGTTCGCGAAGCCTCGCAAAAACTCGCCGCGATAGTCAGGCAGATTGAACGTCGTCGATCCATCGCCGGCGCCGTAGGTGGTGCCGATCGCCGCGAACAGCTCAGCATAGGTCGTGCGCGAGATCGCCGCGCCGTTGCACTCGAGCCAGCCGGTCGGCGCGGTTCCGATGGGCCATGCCATGACCATGCCGGCCTTGACGATGCGGGCGAGGATGTCTGCCGATGATCCGGCCACCCGCCCGCCCACGATCTGAAACGCACCTGAGCTGGTCTTGTAGACCACCAGCACCTTCTGACCCGACACGATGTCGTTGCGCCCGAGCGCCGACCCGTCTTGTGCTGTGATCGACTTCGCCGGCATGCCGTTGACGGCAAGCGTTGCGGCGCCCGTAATGGTATGGTTCGCCGTGAATCCGACCAGCAGGTTGTCGGTGTAGCTGGTGATCGTCTGGCTGGTCGTGATCGCGAAGGCATTTGAACTGCCGGATGCGGCGATGCTCATGTTACGGTCGCGCAGCTCGCGGGCAATCATCGCCTCGAGCTCGCGCGCGGCGTCGTTGACGGCCCGGAATTGCATGTTCTCCGGGAATCGTGCGGTGTTCCCGGCCGCGGTAACGGCCAGGTCGATCAGCTCTGCCATGGTGGTGTCTATGAAGCCGCTATTTGTGTTGGTCGGGACGCTGTTGATCCTCACCGCCGGAGGGCGGTGGCTGAAGGATCAGTTCACGGGCGGGAACTACTGGGCGTTCGCGTGGTGGATGGCCGGGGTGGGTGCCCTGGCCTGGCTCGTGATGCACGACCACGAGCGCGAAGAGATCAAGGACGCCGTTCGGGCGTTGCTGCGTCGACCGCCTGGGGACGAAGACCGGTAACGAACCGGCGGACGTTGTTCTCGAACCGCACGCGCTGCTGTGCGGTCAGGTTGGCCGATTGCCCGTACTGGATCAACCCTTGGATGATCTCGTCACGGGTCGCGCCCTGAGCGAACAGCATGCGCGCTGCATCCGTAGCAATGCGATTGCGCCGCTCGTTGAGCATGCCCATCGTCAGTGCATTGCCCATCCGATAGAGCGCTTCCACGCCGAGCCCGGTCAGCGTGCTCTGGCGCACACCGCCGAGCACCTGATCACCAGACGTTGCCGGCAGAGGGTAGCGATCTCGAGACGCCAACCGTGGCGCCGTTGCCGACTGCTTCGTCAACTCGCGCTCGGTCGCCATCATCTTGGCTTCCGCATCCATGCGGTTGAGATACTGGCGGGCGCGCTCCTGCTGGCTCAACGGCGAGTTGGCCGTCACCGAGTCCGGTAGGGCCATTTCGAGCTTGCGGCGGTTCTCGTACTTGGCGAAAGGATTGACCACCTGTCCATCACGGGTCGACGTGACTTGCATCGTGCGGACCTTGTTGCGCATGCCCTGTTGAAGACCTTCCCGCTCGGGGATGGTCATGCCCTGCATTTCTTGGGCGAGCTGGTTAGCGCTCAGCTCGTCGCGGAACACCTTATTTCCGAGGTCGATTGCCTCCCGGATGTCTTTGCCCTGACCGCTCAGATTGCGGGCGTGCTCCCACACGCTGATTGGGTCGCGCCCGTTCGGCGTGATCGGGCGGCCCTGCGCATCGCGGGCGATGGCGCCGCGCTGAACAAGGATGCTGTCGACTTCGCCGCGCAAGTCTCTCGACAGGTTGGAGTAAACTCGCTGCAAGTTTGACCCGCGCTGTGCGTCATCTGCAAGCTGATCGACGCCGCGCTTGATGTAGTCCAGCATCATTCCATCGAGACCGCGCGTGCGGTGGGTGCGCAGATTGACGCCTTCTGCTGCCGCTATTTCAACGGCCTTGTTGTAGGCGCTGGACGGGACCCGTTGCAGGATGTCGTTGAGCTGGTTCGTCGGCTCTACGCGGATTGCGCGGAACTGGTCATAGAAGGGTGTCGCCGCTGCGTTGCCGCGCCGCACGGCTTCCCGCGCGGTTATGTCGTCCGCAATCACAGGCCCAATGGTCCTATTGGCATCCTGCGCGATGCGCGACGGGCGCAGATTGGCCCGGTCCTCGAGCGCACGGCGGCCGATGGCGGCACTTTCCCCCGGACGGTTGAACAGGTTATCGCCGTCGCGCATGAGGTTCTGACCGTAATCGATCAGCATCCCATCCTCGCCAAGCAGCGGCGTTTTCTGACGAATGCGCTCCTCGGCAAACTCCATCCCGCCACCGCCCTGGGCGCGAGCCTGGTTTACCGCCTGCATTTGGCGCGCACGGTCTCCCCCAGCAATCACATTGGCGGCGTCGTCAGCGATGAACGCCTCGTTGACGCGCCGCACCGCTGCCGGCTCATACGGTTGGAGCTGCTGCGGCAAGCCGCGGCGCTGGTTCGACACGTACTCGAACGCGTTGCCTAGGCCGCGCGCGACTGGGGGAAGCGCTGCGCCGAGAGCGGCACCAACGCCAGCACCCTGCGCGCCGGAAATCGCCCGTTCCTCGAACGTGTCGCCTTCGCCGGCACCATAGAGACCGCCATAGGCGGCACCCGTGAGGCCGGTATTGATCATCTGCGATCCGAGGCTTTGGCCTCGGGCGAGATTGAACACGCCGGCCGGCGCCGACATCACACCGCCGATGAGCTTCTGCGCCCCTCCAGTCGTCACGTCGCCGATAATGGGCAGCGTGCCGAGCTTGGTGCTTTCCTTGTCGACCTTGCGGAACCGGGCGTTGGCGAGATCCTTGGCCTCCTGATAGGGCATGCCGATCCGGCCGCCGGAGACCGAATGGAGTCCCTGCTGCAACCCGCCCTCGATCTCGTCGATCCATGAGCCGATGGGTGTGCCGCGGACGACGTTGGACAGCAGCGAGCCGGGCGCAAACTTCTCCTCTGCCGCGCGCTTGTCGGCCCATGCCGCCATGGCCTTGCGCTGCGCCTTGGGCTCCATCTTCTCAAGGTCGGCACGGATGGCAGCATCCGGCCGGTTCAAGTCGAACGCAGGCTCTGCGGGCGCCGCCGGTTGAGACGTTGGTGCAGGCTTGTTCTTGATGAAATCAGACATGACGCGCTGGATCGTGCCCGCGTCCGTCCCCTCTGGAAATTCGATTTCTGCCCCGTCAGGAGACCTTACTTTGATCGCCATCAGCGCGGCCTCAGTTGCCCGGTTGCGGGATCAAAAACGTAGCTTCCTGCCGGAACAGCCGCCCCGCCGGCCCCGCCTTGCGGTCGCACTGGCATATTCGGTTCGCCCGCCGCCGCCTTCTGCTCGGCGAGCGCAACGAGCGCCTGCACCTCCCGGCGCAGATCGGCGAGCGCCTGCTTGTATTCCGCTGTGCCGACGCGAAGCTCTTGAAGCCGTGACAGCGACGCCGTGGCCTTAGCGCCTTCCGCCTCGGTAATCGCGCCGCCGCCGCGCAGACCCGCGTAGGCTTGCAAGAACGCTTTGCCCTGCACCTGATCGATACGGGCCGCAGATGCGCGGGATTTTTCGGTGATGTTCGGCAACCACGCGCTCAGACCTTCCGTCATTGCGGGCAGGTTATCGTCCTTCTCAATGGCATCGATGGCGTCCAACATCATGTTCGCGTTGGTGCGGACGGCCGGCAGATCGACCTTGGCCTTGCCGGCGCCCTGGCCTTGCTCAGTCGCCGCCGCCTTACGGAACGCCAGCACCTCGGCCGGAACTGGCGTGACGTTCGGCGGCATCTGCGACGCCACCAGCTTACCGTCGCGGCTCGCCTGCATCGGAACATAATTGCCCTTATCGTCGGTGCCCCACGTGATCTGCTGCGCGGTCTGGCCGTTCATGTCGCGCTTCTGCTTCATCCAATCTTGGAAGCCGCCTGGGAAGCCGTTGTTCTTAGCGTACTGGAATTCGCGGATGTCGTCGGTCGTCGCCGGCTCCATCGCCTTTTTGACCTGCGCTTCCATCAACTGCATCTTGAGCGGTGCCATCTGGCGTTCTTGCTGCGCCTGATCCACCTGCGACTGCATCAGCATTTGACGCATCGGCATCATCGCGCTCTCGTTGGCCAGCCGCTCCCGCGCCATCGCCCCTTGGCTTGCCGCCTGCTCCACCTGAGACTGCATCAGCATTTGGCGCATCGGCATCATCGCGCGCTCGTTGGCCAGCCGCTCCCGCGCCATCGCCCCTTGGCTTGCCGCCTGCGAGCCCTGCATCAGCCCCGTACCGATATTCGGAGCGCCGAGCACAGACGCCCCCATCATAAACAGCGGCGAGTTGAGCACGCGATCGAGGTAGCCCGGCTGCTCCTGAGGGTTCACGTAGGCATTCGAGAGGGCCATGGGTGGCGAAGCTCCTGAGAGGCCGCCGCCGGGTGACGCAAACGACCCTTGGCGCGGGATGTTGGACGTTCCGGCTTCGTAGGCTGCCATGGCGTCCATGAGGGCGGGACGATGCTGCGCGGTTAGCGGCGCGTTGGGGTCAACGCCGAGCTTCGACGCAACCGTCTTGATATAGAGGCCGGTTGAGTTGTTATCGACGTTGGGCGGCGCCCACCGATTGATGATGCCGGCGACCGAATTCAAACCGTGCTTGCGCTCGTAGGTGTCGAGCAGGCCAGCCATAGCCCGCCTTCCGGTCTCGACATCCGGGAAGATCGCCAGACGCCCATCCGACCCAACCGCGCCGTAGCGCTGCGCGAACGGTCCGTAGTTGAGAGCGCCGGGGTTATTGGTGCGGATCGACCTCGGCGCGTCGGAGAGTCCCACGTCAGCCCCACGGACGATAGGGGTTCGGGGCGTAGCCGCCGAGCATGGTCGGACTCATCGCCATCATGCCCTGTGACGCCGCCGACAGACCGCCGAGGCCAGCGCCCATCGCCGAGCCCCCGAACATCCCCGCCATGGGACCACCACCCGTGAACAGCGATGCACCCATCAGGCCAGCGCCGATCGCCGTCTGGAGCGGGCTCTGCTTCTGTTGCGCCGTCGTCGTCCCGCTCGAGGTGCCCGTGCTTTCCTGGCCAAGCCCCACATAGGGCATTGTGAGGCCCTGATACTCGCGCAGCGCGTTCGCGCCCTTGTCCTGCTCAAACTGGTATCGCGCCATCTCTTCGGCGATGCGCTTCTGATCCTGCGCTTCGTACTCGGCGCCCACCTGCCGCATGCGGTCGAAGTCGGCATAATCGAGCGTCGGGGCCATCTGTGCCGCCTGGAATTGGCGCCCGCGCTCGTCCCCGTAATTCTGGTACGCAAGCTGTCCGATGGCGTCGCCGAGACCGCGCGAGGCGGCTTGGACAACCTCGCCGTTCCCAGTCCCGCGACCCGCCCGCGCCCACTGCGCCGTGATCGACGGCAGCACGTTGTCGGTGACGCGCTGCGCCATGCCCTGGAAATACGGATTGCCCTGGCTCAGATAATCGCCGCGCACCGTCGAGTTGACCATGCTTTGAGCACCGGCCGTGGCGCCGTTGCCGGAACGGCCAAGGATGCCCGCGAACGCATCTTGCGTCGGCTGGCTAAAGTTGGCGTAGGTCTGGCCGGGAAAGAACTGCTGTCCCATGCGCTGGTCATACAGCGCCCCGGCCGCCGACAAGCCGCGGTTGACCGCTGGCATCGCCACGTCCCACGGCTTCGAGCTCTGCTGCTGCTTTTGCTCGCTGGTTTGAACCGTCTTGGACCCGCTCAAAGTCGCTTCTCCACAATCGTTGCGATGGTCGCCCAGCCGAGCGGCTTCAACGCCCGCTCCCACCCCGCACGCCCGTTGCCCTCAAGTCGAACGCATCCCTGCGCCCGTGCCCAATCCTCGATCACGCTGACCAGATGCAGCCATCCGGCCATGTTGCGCCCGCCGACGATGGGCAGCGCGCACGTGCGGCCAGCGGTCGAGTCGTAAACCTCGGTACACACGGCGCCGATCGTGGCGCCGTCTTGCCTGATCCCCCACACCTGCCAGCGTCCGTCGAGCACACGCCCGTATATCTCGCCTATCTCGATCGGATGCGCTGCCGCCTGGGCGCCTTGCTCAAGCCACCGCCACAAATCAGGCCACAGACGTTGCACCGCATCCAGCGGCACCCGCACCAGCCTAGCGGATGACGAGCGCGGTATAGGTCTCGGTCCCGCCGGCTGATCCGTGCGTGAGGGTGAACCCGACGCCGGCTGTTGTGGCTGACCAGTGGACGGGGAGCGCTCGAGCTGCTGCATTGGTCGGGGTGACGAACACCTTATGATCCGCGGTCATGCCGGTGTAAACGACAACGGTCGACGTGCCGGCCGTCAGCGTGACCGCTACGAATGCGTAGTCCTTGTCCTGGCCGCGCCGGAACGCCTGCATGAGCGACAGCGCCCATTGGTAGAGTTGCGCGGCTGAGGCTCCGGACGGCGGTTGCCAGAGATTGGAGCTCCTACCGGCCACCGGTCGGCCTCACCGTCGCGTGCACCCCTTCCGCCCGACGCCAAGCACTCGCCGCTGCGATCTGAAGCCGTGCCCGCAAGAACCGCGCATCCACCCGCTGCGGACAGTAGCCGGCGCGGTTCATGTTCGTGGGGTTGGAATACGTCACGCTGTCGCCCGGTAGCGCCGACCGCTTGCCGACCGCGCACGAGATCGCCGTCGATGCGAAATCCCCCACCGGCCACAACTCTGTGACGAGTGCGCGCCGGCCTGGTGCCACCTCGAATTCGCCCGTATCGATGATCGCCTGGCGGTTGGCCCCGGTGTAAGTCCCCAACGTGTGCGACGTGCTCGCGACGCCGGCCAAGAGGCGCCTTTTTTCGTCAAACACGTTGGAGTCGATATTGATGCTGTCGAGGTTGGAGCTGTCGAGGTTGTCCGACGGCTCGTACAGATGGAAATTGTCCACCGTCAGCGCCTCAACGGGCAGATCCAGCAGCAGTTCGAGCGACGTGTCGTCGTGAGTCCATCGGCCGTCGCCAATCGAGTAAATCAGCAGCTCGCTGATCTGCGTAGCCGATCCGGTCGGGATGCCAAAAACGACGAGTTTGTTGATCGTATCGACCGCGGCGCAGATGCGGTGTCGATAGCCGTAGTTGAGGTTGCGCACGTAGTAGTCATCGACCTTGCCGGCGCCGATGGGCGTTGAAGCGTTGCCGTCGAAGGCATAGAACCCGTCATCGCTCACATAGAAGATCACGCGCCCGAATTTGATCGCCCCGAACGCCGAGACACAGCCCCGAGCGCTCTCCACCGCATCTTGGCCGAAGTCCCAAATGACCGGCGGCCCGACATAGACCGCACGACGGATTGCGCGCTCTTGGAAAATCGCTGCGTATTCCCCGCCGACGATCGTCTGGATTTTGCCTTGCGCCTGGTCGAGCGCCTGTGTGCCGGCTTGCGTCGCGGCAGACGGAGACCAGCTCGTGATGTTGTTGAAGGCCGACCAGTAGACCGTAAAATCCTTGCCCATCATCAGGAAGTCGTTCACGCGCGCCACGCACGTTGCCTGGGGCGGCGACCCGCCGAGGTTGGCGAATGCCGACGACACGCCGAGCTGATAGACTTGCGGCGCCGTGCTAGCCGCGACCGCCACCACATACGAGCCGAACTGCTCGAATTGCCACCACGCGTCCGTCGACACGCTGTAGCCGCCCGACAGGCTGACATCCGTGGCCGCGCGCGAGACCAGCTTATAAAGCTTGGTCGCGTCGCCCATGAACAGCGCACCGTCGCCCGCGCTGTCATACACGCCCTTGGCGCCGAGGCACGTCGCGGTCGTCTTGGCGTCGCTGCCGTAGCTCGAGAACGCCTTGAACGGGGCATAGGCACCAGCAATCGAGATCACGCCCTTCGCCTCGAGCGCGGCGTTGCGCCGGTCGGGCTGGTCCGGCGTCCATTCGCCGAGCTGGATCGCATCCGGCATCAGACGTTGCCCCACGGGGCGATGCGCCCAATTGCGACCTTGGCGTAAGTGCGCCGGCGCAGGTTCTCCAGCGCCTCGGCCAGACCGCGCTCGGCCAGTGCCACGCCGTCAGGGTCGCGGGTGATGTCGCGATAGATGATGAGCTTGGCCTGCTGCCGGATCAGCGCCTCGCCGGATGTCATCCAAGCATTCGTAGCGCCGTCCGATGTGAGAGTCGGTAGCGACGCAAGGCCAGAGATCGTGCAGGCATAGGCCGCATCGGGGATCGGGTGCAGCCGGATCTTGTCCTCATAGATGCCATAGGCCCACGGCTGGCCGGTGTAGGTCGCGGCCGGGCTTTGCTGGTCGTCGAGATAAGCTTGGCTCCGTTCATGGAGCGGATACGGCTCGTTATTGTAGGTCAGCGTGAAGCTGTCGATCTCGATCAGCCCCTCGCCCGTCTGCAACGCTGTGCCATCAGCCAGCGTGAGCGCGCTTATCGCATAGTATTCTTGGGCCGCAACCGTGGTCAGCGCGAACCGCTTCTCGTTGAACCAAAAACGCTGGCCGGCCCATGTCTCAACCGCCGTCGCAATGGCTTCGCCGATCTCGGTCGACAGATCGTCTCTAACGATCTCTCTCGCGATCCGGGTCTTCATCGTGCCGAGGTCGGACATGGGCCGGTTCAGTCCTTATGCGTGCAGGTCAGGGTCGAGGATGTATTCGACCCACACGCGGCCGACGCCGGCCGACGCCGACGCCGTCGACACCACGACGGCCTGGATCGTCGTATCGGACGTGTACGGGCCGGCGTCATTGGTCGTCGCCATTTCGTCCGTCGCGATGACGCCGATCGTCCCGAGCGCAAGATCGGTTGCGAATCCGTCCGTATCGGCAGCGGTGCCGATATCGAGCGTGTTCGTGGTGTCGCCGTTGAATGCGGTCGACACCACCACGCCACCACGGATGACGGTGCCGCCGATCGGGACAACGCCGACCGTAATGGTCGTGCCGGCATCGGCGAACGTGAAGTCCTTCGCGATGTAGTGCACGACGGGCATTCGGAGGTTCGTTCCACCAGTAGCCATTGAATCATCCCTCCTTAGTGGGCCGCCGCGTAGCTGGTCATCGTGATCGTTCCGAAGTCGAGCGAGTTGAAGACCGACTTCTTGAGACCACCGATGCAACCGGCTTTCACGCCGAGCTGATTGCCGTAGTCGAATAGCTCCTCATACCAATCATATTCTTTGAAGCTGTGGCCCTGGCCGAAGCCCATCACGCATGCCTGCGCGCCGCACAGCACCGCGCGACGGGTCGAGGTCTGCGCCGCGCCGGTCGACGAGTGCACCCCGTTCGGGATGCGGGTCGATTCGTGCAGAATGACGCCATTATAGACGCCGAGCGCGCCGGTGAAGATCGGGTTCTCACCGACCTTGCCGCCACTCATCGCCGCCTTCTGGATGTCGAGCCACTGGCCCGTGCTGGTCGACGTGCGCAGGTCATAGACCTGGTAGGGATGAAGGAACGCGACGTAGTGCTTGTTTCCGTTGATGTTGATCGGCCGAATCTGCGGAGAGGCGACCTTCGCCGTCTCCACCGCTTTGTCGATCAGCGCGAGCGTCATCACCTTTGTGGAGTCGGCCTGCACTGTCTCGTCTGCCGAGCCGGTGGTGAACACCTTGCGGCTCGAAGACGGGGCCGTGACAGTATTCATGCCGGTATAGGCGGTGTTGGTCTGGACGGTATAGCCGCAAACCTGATTGAAAAACCACGTATCGAGACGATCTGCCCACCAGTCGCGCAAGCCGCTCATCGCCTCTTCGCGCACGCTGAACGGAATGCGCTGCTCGCTCATCTTGCCGGCGCTGCGAACAGCGTGGCGAAGCTGATTAATCAGAAAATCGTCGGTGTAGGTGGTCAGACTCTCTTCGCTGCCTTCGAGCGTGCCGTCGCCGGTCACGCCATCGCCGGTGAGCTGCATGCGCAGCGTAACGCGGACGCGGTCGCCGGGACCCTTCTTGGTGTCGTTGCGAAGCTGAATGACGGAATCGTCACCCTCGCCGATGAACTTCTGGATGTAGGTCGCCTTCAGGACCTCTCGGGCAAGCCTGCGCGACCACAGCTTGACCGCCTCGTTAGCGTTCACGCCATAGTTGGTGACAGCCATAGGGCTGTTCTCCTTTCAATGAGTGGCTGTTGGGGTTGACTGCGCTTGCGCCGGCAGCAGGCGAGAGGATCGACGTGATTGGACGGCTCAGTCGGGCCGAGGGTGACGCACTGTCACGCGTAGTCGTCGCGGTTGCGGCCCGCGATCAGCCGAGCAGTCCCTTGTCCTTCATACGCTTGAAAATCTTGTCGGCCTTGACGGGATCGTCGATGTAGAGCTCGGCCAGATCATCAAGCGACATGTCGTCGGCAGACCGACCAGCAGCGCCGCCGGAAATGGTTTTCGCTGCTGCCTGTCCCGCCTTGGTGGCGGCAACGGCGGCTTTTGCGGTCTCAACGGGCTTGGGCTTGCCCTGCCAGCCGCGATCTTGCGCGATCTCGTAGTAGAGTTCCGCCGGCGAGCGCCCGACGCGGAACGCCTGCGCCGCGATGGCCTGCCGGTCGTGGTTCAACATCGCGACGCGCATGTCTTCGATGGTCGCAAACCCGCGCTGCTCGGCCAACCGCTGCGCCTGCGGCGTGTCAGGGATCATCCGGGCAATCTCTTTGATGCGAGACTGCTCGAGCCAGCCGACCGCGTCGTCATAGTCGGGAATCTTAGTGCGAGCTTCGACCTCGGAGCGCTGCACCTCGCCCCAAAACTGGCGGGTGGCGTTCTCGGCTTCGATCTGCTCGCGGGTCTGCTTCGTGCCGGTGCGCAGCTCTTCGATGATGCGCTCTTGTTCGGCGATCTTGTGCTGGAAGAACCCGACCGGGTCCTCGTTGATGTCCGGGACCTTGGGCTGTTCGGCCTGCTGGGGCTGGGCCTTGGCCTGTCGCTCGGCGGCAATGGCACGAAGCAGCGTCTCCATTTGCTGAGCGCGCTCGGCGAGCTGCTTGCGGGTCGCCCGCTCCTCCGCGAGAGCGCCGTTGAGGTGCTTGTGCCGCTTCTCGAGCTCTTCATAGGGGAGCTTATCGGCAGGCTTTTCGGCCTTCTCAGGCTCCTTTTCGGCTTCGGGCTCGGGTTTCTCGGCCTCTGGTGCAGCCTTGGCTTCTGTCTCTTCGACCTCATCATCCACGTCCGGCTTGTCGGCCACGTCGCTTTCGAGCTGAGCCCACAACGCAGCCTCGCTATCACCCCCGGCATCGCCGGGCGCGGTCGCCTTGTCCATGATGTCACCTACTATCGAGGAATCGGCCTCGTCCGATGCCGCGAAATCGCTCGCGGCCAGCGATTACATCGGCACCTGCGGCGGCTCCGGTGGCCTCATGGCCTGGACCGCGCGTGCCTGGTTGAGTTGGGCGTTCGACTGGTCGACGGCGACCTCGGCCGCCTTGCCCTCGATCTCAAGCTGACCCATCGCCTGCTGCATCTGCTGCGCCTGCGGGTCAGGCTGCGATGCCTGAACGACCATCTGCGCGAGCTTCTGACTGACCGACGACGGCAGCGGCGAGAAACGCAGGAACTCGGCCCACATCTCGCCGGGGATCGGCTGCTTCATCAGCACGGGCATGAGCTGGACGAACATGCCCCAGACGGCCTCTTTCTGATTGGCGCTCATCGGGGCTTCATCAACGATCACGTCATAGGTGCCGGCGGTCTTGTCGCGCAGTAGCGGCACGTACTGGGCCTGTCCCTGGTCGCCCGAAATGCGGATCAGGCGGCCGTCGCTCAGATACTCCTGAATGTAGTGGAGCATGAGCCGGCCCTGCATCTTGCGATAGCGGCGCAGGCTGTCGAAGAACACGGCGAGGATCGCGTAGCCGGCTTGTTTGCGCTGCGCCTCGAGGACGCCGGCTTGCTCCTTTTGGACGAGCCCGAGCATTTCGAGGTTGATGCCCGTGACCTGGGGCATTGACCCGACCGCGAACTCGAGGAGCTGCGATAGACCCTGCGGCCAGTTCTTGGCCTCGCGCTCTTGGATCGCGCCGCGGGCAAGCGCGCCGGTCTTGACCTCAATGATGCCGTCCGGCTTGGCCCACTCTTCCATAAACTTGCGCGGGTTCTCCACGCTGTCCTTCTCCATCATCACGCCGCCCTTGGCCGACGTGTTGAGGATGTGCAGGATCTGAGAGAGCCACTTGTTGGCCCACATCTGCGGATCGATCATCGCCCGCACGATGCCGTAGAACGTGCCGCTGTTGCGGTCGCGCTTGCCGGTGATGCATTTGAACGTGAACTGATTGCACGGCACCGGGCCGGTCTCGAGGATCGTGTTCCCGGCGACAAACGCCTGCATATAGCGGCGCTGTTTGATCTTGGCGGCCTCAGGCGGCTGAAGCCCGTTTTGCAGAAACATCGTGACGGCGGCTTTGAACTCGTCGGGGTCCATGACCGCGACCTTGCCCGTCGCCGGGTCGGCGAGCTTGAACCCGTCCTCGAGCTCCCACCACTGATGGTGCCGTATCCAGACCTTTTTGCGGTCAGGCTCTTTGCCGGCGGTCTCCTGCTCGCCTTCCTCGTAGTCGTCGCCGGAGCCGGCCTGGCCCTGGTCCATGAACCCTTGATCGCCGTCCTGATCGCCGGCATCGCTGATCTTGCGGCGCCACTCAGGCGGCAGCTCGTCCTTGTCGCGATAGCGGGCGCGGTAAATCCAGCGAGCATCGGCCACGTTGCGCTTCGTCGCGGCCGGGTCGGAGAACATCTCGAGCGGATCGACGCGATCGACGACGATCAACCCCTCCGGGTCGCTCTCGTAGTCCATGCGGGTCTCGGTCCAGCCCATGCCGCACACGACGGTGTCGCTGAAAGCGTCCGATTCCTCGTCCTCGGCGTCGCACTGCTGGCGTGCCCATTTGGCGGCACCCGACACGATCTCGGACACCTGCACATCGCCCATCTCGCGGGGCGAATAGCTGACCTCTTGGCGGTTCAGCACCTCGGCGCCCGTAACCGCATCGATCATCGGGCTGGTGCGGTTGAACGTGATCGGCACGCGCATCTGCTCGAGCAGCGCCGCCTTGTCGTCGGCCGACCACTGATCGCCAGAGACGAACGCATAGCAGCGGCGTGCTTCCTGTCGCCATTTGCTCCAATGCGTGCGGGCCTGGCGCTCGCGAGACTGGAGCTTGCGCAATAGCTCCTCGTTCTCGTGGTCCTCGCCCTCGGCGCCTTCGTGCTCTGACGTGTCGTCGGGAGCCGAGGACGGCTCTTCGTCATCGCTCATGCTGCCCATGCTGACCCGCTCTTGCGTGCCTTGCCGTAGCGAGACGGCGGCGGCGTCACCGGATGCTGAGTGGACGCAAAGCGCAGCATCATAACACCGATGCGGGTTGCGCTCATCAGGTCGTCCCGCTCTTTCACAATCTTTCCGTCCTTGCGATGGTAGAGCCGGAACTCTTCCAACCAGTCGCCGAGGTTGGCGAACACCTTGAACCGGCCCGACTGCATGCGCTCGAGTAGTTCCATGATGCCGGCCTCGGTGCCAAAGCCGCCGTCAGGATGCGTTGCGTGCTCGTGGAGCATGTTCAGCTCGTGCGAGCGGTAGAGCTCGGCAACGCGATCCCCTGATGTCCGGTCCTGATGCAATCCGTCATGCGGCCAGGCGCACGGTATCCACTTGCCCCATCCGCGAAGCGTGGTGGCGTGGTAGGCGGGCGATCCCGTCCACTCGCCGTTGATGTGCTCGCCGCGCTGGCGGTAGGTGTGGGTCACGTACACACAGTCGGCGTCGCGATCCCAGGCCAGCCTGACCGCGGCGAATGGGTGATCCGTGCCGAAATCCAGGCCGTTGATCTGCGCCCAGTGCGCCGGGATCTGGACCGGCTCACAGACGATGCGCTCCTCGGCGATCGGGAACACACGACCAGAGCCCATGGTCGGGATGCCCTTGGCGCGGGCCTCGCGCTCGTGGGGCGGATAGCTGTCAATGATCTTCTGGCGCTCGGCGTCGGAGTAGTGGTCAACGTCGTAGATCGTCATTGATGTGACGTGACGCAAATCTATTCTCCGGTGTCAGGTCTCAGCCCGGCGAAACACCAGACGATGCGGAACTGTTTTCCAACAGGAACAGCGAAACCACCTCAGACATTCCAAGCAACGGCGTAAATGTGATCATCGTGAACTGACCGCGCTGGCCTCTGTTCGTGCGGGTCAGGCCTTCGGTGTAGATGTCGAGCGGCGGCTCCTCGTCGAACCAGACGCCATCGAGCGTCGGTCCCTGCCACTTCTCGCGGCCCTTCTCGTAGGCCTTGAAGCTCAGGACAGCAGTGCCGGCCTGGACATCGCCACCACCGCCCCAGCGTATCGTCACGCTGTCCAGCAAATTGGGCACGCCCATGGCCCGATTCCAGTCGAGCAGAGCATCCTTAGGCACCATCCCCGTGCCCCAGGCTTCCTCTTGCGTTGGCGGGCCGATGAGGACGCGCTGCGGGTTGTCTCGCGTGCTCTCGCCGGTCACGCCAGCCGCCCACATCTGGACGGGCTTGTCGAAAGTGGCACCATCCCACCAATCAGGATAGCGGCCGGTGAGGTGCATGGCCCATTCGGCGCCGCCGGCAATGGTCTTGCCAAGCTGGTTGCCGGCCATGAACAAGCGCTCGGAATGCGTGGCGCCGGCGCGGTGAAAGTCCCTCTGCTTACTGTAGGGTCTGTATGCTCTGAGGCGGTTTCTGTCCTGCCGGCGCTTCATCTCCTGCTCGAGCTCCCGAAGCAGCAAGGATGGATTGCAGGGCAGCGATACCGGCTGCGAGCTCATCATCGCTCATTTCCTCAACGCGGTTCGTCGTGACGTTGAGCTCCTTCGGCAGAATCGACGCGATCACCTTGAGATACTGATCGGGCTTTTCCGTGCGAACGTTCTGGATGACCGCCTCGCCGTGCTCCTCGAAGTCCTTGAGCATGGCTTCGACGAACGCCTCGCCGAGCTTGTTGCGCGCGCCCTTGGGACGGCCGCGCGGGTTTGCGTTATTGCCGGGCTTGAACAGCCACGGCTTCGACGATTTCTCTTCGGTTGTTACCGATGTTATAACGGGCTCATCGGACACTGTTCAATCCACCCTTCGTGCGAGGTCTGCAAACGCCTTGATGCTGGCTTCGAGGTCCTTGAGTAGCACGTCATGGCGCATATTTAGGCAGACGCTGATCCTGTGTCGCTCGTGGTCTGTCAGGAGGGTGAGAGCGTGTAGGAGAGCGTCGGCTTGCTCTGCGGCTCTGGTCGCGCTGGACTTGGGCGGGCGGCCAGGCTTGCGAGTGTCGGTGTCTGGGGTCATGCGGTTTTTAGAAGGCCCTTGTCGGTGAGGGCAGAGACGAGGCGGTCAAAGCGGCCATCCGTCTCGACGGTGTGGCGCTCGACGATGCGGGTAGACGGCTCCGCAGTGTGAAGCGGGGCGGCGGGTTCGTCCTTGCGACGGGTGCCGGCAGCGCCAGCGAAGAGCATCAAGGCAGTCAGGGTCAGGATACTATTGACCGTGATGGTCTTCTGGGCGGCGGCGAAATCCGACACGGTCTGCACGTCGGCGCCAGTATACTTGTTAGCGATCTGGGCGAAGGGGTCGACGGATGCAGTGCTGACAGGAGCGGCCTGGCGTTTGGCCTTGGCGGTGCGGAGCTCCTTGCGGGCGTCCTCAATCTTAGCATCTTGAACGCTGATCGCGTCCCAAGAGCGGATGTCGGCCTCGGCAGAGCGGTAGGTGTCGCAAAAGGCGCGGGTCTGCGGCCCCTTGGTCTCCTTGCAGCCGTTCGTCATCTGCCAGAAGCGGTGAGCCTCTGAACTGTCGATGACGGCGCGGGCGTCGGCGGCCGAGCGGGCGGGCTTGAGCTTAGAGCGAGCGTCGAAAAGGGCGGTCAGCTTGCCCTCGAGGCCGGACACGTCGGCAGTGGCGTCCTCGTAGACGGTGTGTTTCGCAAGACGCATGGCGGCGCCCGTGTCCTGAGAGGTGGCAGCCACGCCGAGGCTCTGGACGAAGCTGTAGGCGAAACACACGGCCCAGATGAAGGCCCCGGCCCCGGTGACAATCCAATTGCGCTCGCGGGCGGCTTCCACGGCGCGGTGGATAGCGCCGACCTCGCCCAGCACCACGGCCACGGCGATGGCGGCCCACAGGTAGGAGGTCGACGACTGGTAGGACCAGCCAAGGATGCAGGCCGACACGAGGACGATGACGAACGCCCACAGCATTGAGCGGTCGACAACGTACCGAACGGCCTCGGTAAGGCGGGCGTCGAGGGTCATGTGGTCCTCCTGAGGTTAGGGGGACGCGTTACGGTATCGGGCAATGATGGGCTCGGCGTCCTTGCCGAAGGCCCAGCGGGCTATTTTCGAGTTGATCTCGATGTCACAGGGTAGGCAAACAGCGGTCCAGGCATCCGTCGAGCAGATGCGCCATTGATGGACTGAGGGGGCGCCGCACTTGACGCAAGGGACACGGGATATGCCGCGGGCGGTGTAGGGCTTGCGGCGGGTCGACTTCATCCCCTGTCCCGGAGCACGAGGATCAGATCGGCAATGCAGGCGATGACGAAGATCAGGCCGAGGAAGATGAGTCCGATGGTGACTTCCATCGTTCATGCCTCGTTTATGTCGCTGCCCTGATTTGGGCGCGAACGGATGGCAGTGTGGCGTCGAGTAGCGTTGAGTTAGGCGCCCAGCCTGTCGCTGGTTAAAGCCTGCGTTGCGTAAGGTCGGAGCGACCCGCCGCGCTCTACCAAAGTCAAAAGCCCCGGCGCTGGTTAGAGCGTTGCCGGGGCTTCGATCACCCGGCCAGTTTGCTCAGCAGCTCGTCTTGCCGATCCGCCTCGCGCTGAACCACCAGCTTGCAGAGGTTCACGAAGCGCGCCTTGGACAGGTCGTTCTTCATGATGTTTACGATGGCGCAGACGATATGAACGTTATCCAGAAGATAGCCCTTGCTGGAGTCGATGCGGTCCACGCTGGGCTTGATGTCGTTGCGGGTGCCTTCGCCGGTCTCAACCAGCATCTCAATGCCGCTCAGGGCACACCGCCCGTCCTGCTCAAGGTACATGCCGAGCAGGTCGTCCTTCGTCACCAGCACCGGGATGCCGCGCGTGTAGGCGCTTCCCTTGAGCGCCGATAGCGCAGTCTCCCAGAATCGATCTAGCTTCGGCGTGTATTTCGGGTGCTGCGCCCACCTACCCTTGAGCTGGTTCAGGCACTTGTAGCAGTAGGGGTGGAGCAGCTGGATGATCATCGGCCCCACCCGTCGCGTCGTACCCCGATACGGGGCGAATTGATCGAACGGCAGGTTGCGATTGCACCTCCGGCAGCGGTGCTTTTCCGTGCGGCCGACGACTGATTTGATCGGTTTCGGCATAGCTTCGCCATCGGTGCGGGCATACTGGCCCCGCATGTCTTGGCGCTCCGCATCGCAAAAGCGGGAACGTGCCGCTGGATGCGCCGACTCCTACCTACCGCGCTTATACTGATTTGCCTCGCGGGTCAATGCGTTGGAAGTAGTCGTAGGCTGGTCGAGGGTGCGCTCTCATGCGGCCTCCAGTTGGGTCAGATCGAACACGACTTCACGCGTCGAACCGAAGAACTCGAGTGTGCATTGCGCCCGCTTGCGGCTGATCCGATCGACACGGGTGGTCCAACCCTTGAACGGGCCGTCGACGATCAGGACGCGCTCACCGGGCGAGAAACCCCGATTGAGCGGGATGGACCTCGGAGGGGCATCGGTGGACAGCTTGCGCAGGGCCACGGTTTCCGATCTGGAAAGTGTGGCCGGCATCCCGTCGCGCTCCAGATAACCCGCGATCACCGGGAAGGCCCGATGCGGCGTCGGCGTCGGGAAGGTGATGGCCCGCAGGTGGTAGAAGCTCGCGGCCGGCGGCAGGCTGACGAAGATGTACCGGGAGAGCATGGGATAGGGACGCACTTCCTTCCGGCGCTTGCGGAGCGGGCCAATGGAACGCCAGCGGTACTCCACCGGGGTCCAGGCGTCGTAGCCGTGGACCTTCAGGTGCTCGACGGCCTCAAGCTCACGCTGGGGCGAGGTCAGGGCTATGATGGTGTCCATGGGGCCTCAGGGCTTGGGCACGCGCACGAATTTACGCTTGGTCTTGGCTTTGTAACGGGCAGGCAACGGCTTGAATCTCATCGTGACGATGAGCTTGCCGTCCTTGATCGCGTAGCCCTTTACGCGGGGGCGGTGGCCGGTCATGGGGTGGGCTCGTCTTTTACATACGGGACGTCTTCCCAGCGCGACGAACCATCGGACCCTTGCCAGCGTTGCTGAAGGACGTAGCTAATAGCTGTTCGCGGCGAGTAAAACGCGCCAAGGTCGACCTCCCGGCCAAGGAACCTGAGTTCCATCGTGCGGGTGTAGAAGACGACGCCGTCATCTGACTTCGGTATGATTTCACTTGACATCACCCCTCCACGATCTTGCTGAGCTTCGCCATCACGTCCTCGCACTCGTCATGGATGGCGCGAGAGTTCGTCTCGTCTTTTAGGGTTCCGAGAAGGCGGTGGGCGGCGGAGAGGGTCAGGTGGTCGTTGGCAAGGGAGGGTGCCGGAACATGAATGACCGCTCCGGGGTCTCGCATCGCGCGAGCGACGCGATTCATCCAGTCCGCACTGATCTTTTCGTCATAAACGTAAATGCTCATCACACCCTGTCCTTCCTGCTGTCCTGCTCGATGATCTGCGCCGCGATAGACTTCCGGCGAGGCTGAGGTATGGCCTCACGGCGGCGACGCAAGCGGCGCATCTCTCGGTGGTGGGCCTGGGCGGCGAGCTCGTTGGCGTCGGCCTTGGCTTGGGCACGAGCGAGGCTCTTGCGGAGCTTGCAAACCTCACGCTGCTTGGCTTTCAAGGCCGCTGTGAGCCTCTGCACCTTGTCTGCCGGCAGCCATACCTCGTTGATCTCAGGGTTGATGGAGCGCTGGAAGGCTATGCGGTCGGAGAGGGTCATCACTCTGCCTCCGCAATGGCGCGCTGCATGCAGTCCTCGGCTTCCTCGATCGCGCCGAGCTTCACCAGCAGCATGCCCTCCAGGAACAGCTTGACGATCTTCTCATTGCGGACGCGGGCGGCCACGGCCTCCTGATAGGTTCGCTCGGCTTGCCAGAGGCACACGCAGCCGACGAGGCAGACGAACAGCGGAAGGCCCCACTGTAGGAGCTGGTCGTAGGTCACTGGTCGCCCTCCCCTGCCATGGCGCGGGAGCGGGGGGTGAGTTCGGATCCGGGAAACAGTCTCTCTCCGAGCTCGGCGCGGCGCTGCTGAATGGAACGGCCGAGTTTGCGCAGGGGCCCGGCCAGCGTGCCGGCATCGATCGAGCCGTCCACCACGCCGTCAACGAAGTCGGCCGCGTCGCGGAGCTCGCGCACTTCGACGCCCTTCGGCAGCCGCTTGTGCCGGCGAACGTACTCGTGAACGGCTTGCAGGTAATTCCCGCGAGCGGCTTGGCGGCCAAGCTCGGATCCGCACACCATCTTGTCGGCCAGTGCGTAAGCCTGCTCGCTCCACATGTCGTCGACCGGATAGGCCTTCGGCTTGTTTGGCATCCGCTTCGACCGCGCGTCGGCGCAGCCGGTGACGATCTCGCTCACGGTCGGGAAGCCACGGCCACGATGCGTGCGAACGATCAGGTCGAAGGCGTCGGCGAGCTCGGCGGCGGAGTAGTCGGCGATCAGGCGGGAGACCTCGGCCATCCAGGCGGGCCCGTCGTGGGTCTCCGGCGGGTCGTAGAGCACGATCAGGCGGGTCAGGAGGGGGTTGATGGGGGTGCTCACTGGACGCCTCCGTTGAACAGCCGGACCCATTCGGCGCGCTCGGCGCGGGCCTTGTCCTTCCAGTGCGCGGTGTGCTGGGGCTGGGCGGGCCCGCCGCGGTGCCGGCCGGCGGAGCTCAGGGACTTGCGGCACCAGTTGCGCCACGTGGCTTCCCAGTCGAGCTTGCAGGCTTGGGCCCCCGGCTTGGCGATCCAGTAATCCCGGAAGCTGTCGGCCTCGCGGGTGATCTCGGGCTCAGCGACGGTCGGGAAGTTCACCCGAACCCATTCGGCCCAAGGGCCCGGCAGGATCCAATCGTCCGGCAAGCGAGCTCCGCGAGCTTGCGAACGTTTCGGCTTGGGGGGGACCGAAGAGGGGGAATCTAACTTCCCTTCGGAAGAGTGTATCTCCGAAGGAGATTCCATATACGCGCGCGAGGGACCATTCCCACTTGTCCCACTGGCGGGAATTTCGGTCTCAGTTTTCCCACTGGCGGGACGAGTGGGAACAGTGGGAATCTCACTGGTGGGAAAAGTGAGACTGTCGTCGGCGGCTGCGGCGAGCTCGGTCATCGCCCGGTAGACGGTCGACTTGGGGAGGCCCGTGGCTTCCACCAGAGCCTTGGCGGATCCGATGCTGTGAACCAGCATCAGGATGCCCACATATTTTGCGGTCGCTGAGATCGGCAGCGCACCGATAGCCTTGATTTTGTCTTGGTTATCCGTCATAAATCACCTTGCGCATAAGCCTGCTACGGAACCGCGCTGCTAACGCGGGATCGATTGAAAGCCTCAGGGGCCCCCCTCCTGGGGCTTTTCCTTTTCGGGGACCGTCGGCACGATGAGCGCCACGGGCGGGATCTTGAGCTCGGGCCACATGTCGGCGATCCAGTTCTTGGCGGGCTTCTGTGCGCCGAGGATGCGGGCGCGAAGGACGCGGTGAGCGTCGAAGCCGTTG